ACCCCCAGGCAGGCGGAAGCGTGGGCGCAGCTGGCGAGCCACCGATTTTTATTATATGGTGGTGCCAGGGGCGGAGGTAAATCCCGGTTCCTACGGTGGGGAGGTATCGGATTACTGATGGATCATGCCGCTGCCGGGCGGCGTGGTGTGGTGGGTGCCTTGTTTTGTTCAACCTATCCAGAGTTGAGGGATAGACAGGTAAGCAAGATTGAAATGGAGTTCCCCAAATGGTTGGGGGATTTACGGGACAGCCAGCAATTTGGCTTGGCTTTCCATGTTGCAGAGGAATATGGCGGGGGCGTGTTACAGCTGCGCAACCTGGACGACCCCAGCAAATACAAGTCGAGCGAGTTTGCATTTATCCTCATTGATGAATTGACGCAGATAGCAGACCCGGCAGTTTTTCACACACTGCGGGGATCGTTGCGATGGGCGGGCGTCCGGCGCCCGCAGTTTATTGCAGCCAGCAACCCGGATGGTCCGGGTAATCTATGGGTACGCCAGCTATGGATTGAGAGAGACTACCCACCGGAGCTGAAACCCCTGGCGGATGAGTTCTGTTTTGTGCAGAGCCTACCAACGGACAACCCCCACCTGGACGACAGCTATTGGCAGGACTTGAAAACCCTGCCGCCTGACCTCCGCCGCGCATGGTTGGAAGGCGATTGGTATGTATTCAGCGGGCAGGCTTTCAAATCCTGGCGGACTGAACGACATATCATCAAACCCTTTGAGATACCAAAGCATTGGTTGAGATTCAGGGGTATAGATTGGGGATATGCCAGCCCGTTTTGTTGCCTTTGGATTGCACGCAACCCGGATAATGGGCGGGTGGTGGTGTACCGTGAACTGTACGGAAAGGAATTGACTGACCGTCAGCAAGCCATGATGATAGCAGACCTGACCCCCCAGGATGAACGGATTAGCGCGAGCTATGCTGATCCATCCATGTGGGCGAGATCAACCCTGGACAACGTGACTAGCACAGCCGACCAGTACCTGGCAGCCGGTGTGCAGCTGACCCAGGCGGACAACAACAGGCTGAATGGCAAGCGCAAGATAGACCGCTTGCTTGAAGATTTACCAGATGGTAAGCCAGGCTTGTTGGTATTCGAGACATGCAGCAACCTGATTAGAACATTGCCGGCGATGGCGTATGACAAACGCCACCCGGAGGACATTGACACAACCCAGGAAGATCATGCCGTAGATGCCCTACGGTATGCCCTGACCAGCTTGCGGGAGGGCAGCCCCCGCCAGGAAAAGAAACAGGCTAACCCCTGGATGGAGATGAAACTATGATTACATTTGACCAAGCCAAGCAGCACGCTGATGACCTGGAGAGCCGACACGCAGAGCGTAACTCTATGTTTGAGGACATGGAGGATATGTATCTACTGGAACCACCCAGCCTACCCAGCGAGAGTTGGATCAAGCAGACTGTATCACCCTCGGCGCGCAATGCACTGCTGGGGGCGGTGCGGTTAATGACAGCGACAGACCCGGTATGGCGGGTGCCAGCGAGCATGGAAGTGGACGCCCAGCAGGAAGCCAGCCGATTGGAAACGATTGCCAACGCAATATGGACGGGTGCCGGCAGAGCAGCACGCAAGCCCCTGCATGTAGACCTGGTGCTATCCGCTTTGATGTACGGTGAAGTACACCTGGGGATCAACCGGGTGAGCGACCTGATTGCAAGTGCCAACGATGAGAACCGGGAACGACTACAAGAGTTGGCGAGCATTACCCCGGTGTTGATTGATGTAATCAACCCACGCCTGGGATACCCGGAGTTTGACCGGGCGGGATTGTATGCCTATTACAGCAGCCGTGAGGTGCGGTCAGGTGATGTTATATCCAGGTTTGGCGACCTGGCTGCCATGCAGCTGCGTGACCGGCAGCCCTGGGACACCGTGACCGAGTGTGAATATTGGGATCATAAAGTACATTACCTTTGGGTGAAGGAAGCCCAAAACCCATTGATTGAAGCAGAACACGGGCTGCCATGTATCCCGATTGTGGCGAGTATTGTTGAGGGGTCCAATCTATTCAATAGGTCCGGGCAGCAGAGCCGACAACCATTCCTGTACGCGCTATGGAAGTCGGGATTGTGGGAACGTGAGACGCTAACCCTAACCGTGATGTACTCGCTTATCTTTTCGATTGGTGCCAACCCGCAGTTTATCTACCGGCGCAGTGATCCTAGCAAGGCTGCGCCAGAAGCGGATTACTCCACGCCAGGCGGCAGGATTATCCTGGACAGCGGAGAGGACTACGCCCCGCTTGTCAAGCAGATACTTGACCCCTCGTTGATGCAAGGCTTACAGCTGGCGCAAGAACAGGGGACAGAAAGCACCATGTTCAAGCAGGCACTAGGCGAACCGATGAGCAGCGGCACAGCTTTTAGCACAGTGTCCCTGCTATCCCAGGCAGGACGGTTGCCATTGGTGCCTTATCAGAGGATGGGATCATTCGTCATTGGAGAAGCCATGCGCACCGTGTTCAAGTTATTGAAGGCGGGTGGTGGTAAATCAAAGGCATGGGGAGGCAACGGCGTGACCGAGTTCAAACCATCGGACCTGCCGGACAACCCGAACATTGAAGCCAGGCTTGAAATTGAAATGCCACAAGATGAACGCCAGAACGCTATGATTGCCCTCCAGATGACCCAGGGTGAAGCACCGTTGATGAGCCGGGCAAGAGCAAGGGAAGAATACCTGGGGATCGGGAAGCCGGATGAGGAGGAGAAAGCTATTTGGGATGAGCCGGCTTCAATCATGCAGTTCCAGATGATGTTACAGCAGCAAGCCCAGCAAGCCCAGCAGCAAGCCCAGCAGCAGGCACAGCAACAAGCGCAGATGGCAGCCATACCCCCGCAAGGTATGGGGCGGATGCCAATGGGCGGACCAGGGGCGCAGCCTGGACTTGAGCAGACCGGAGCCGAACCAGGGTTGCCGGGTGTCGCAGCCGGTGCGCCCATAACCCCGCGTAGTGAACCACCGATGCCGGAAGGAGGATTGATGTAATGCTAAACAGGATGGACGCGCAAGATGCCATGATGTATGGCAGGCAGTTTGTTCGTGAGTGGCAGCAGCGGTTTGGTGAGCGGTGGTATGCCGGAGAGATGGACGCATTTGCAGGAGCCGTGTACCGCAAGCTGGAAGCCAACCCGGATATGAAAAGTGCAATGAGACAGATGGCACCCAGGGCAGTGAGAACCCTGGAGCGGAGGTATAAAGATGGCGGTAATCAGTGATACCAGTATGCGTGTAAGGTACAAGGCAGGCGGTAAGACAGCCACAGCCAGCCGGGTGAAGTATGGTGGTGGACCCGTTGGGTATGGGGCAAACCCACCGCCAAAGCAAGGCGTATTGAACCGGTTATTGGGGCGCAAGGGATTGCAGAACCGGCAGCAAACCCAGCCCGCGCAGGTAGCAACGCAGGTAGCAACGCAGGTACAGGCACCCAAATACAATATGCGTAGTTATGAAAGGACACCAGTACATCAACCATTTGGACCGTACAACAATAGCAAGTTCAGAAGTGGGTATTCTAATGTAACGCCAGACGTTGCCGATTACAACAATTTCTTATTTGGTTTGGTATATGGCAATGCCGTTCAACCAACCATGCAAGAGGCAATCCTGCGCCAGAACGCTACCCCGATTGGGTATCAGTGGACACCGACACACGGATACATACCATTGCAGCAGGCAGGCAAGGGCAAGGGACGGGCAAAGCAATACGCCACGTACACCCAGCCAGCTGCCAGCTATGCCGGTGGTGGTGGGTATGACTATGGCGGTTGGGACTACGGCGGAGGCGGCGGAGGTGGGTCCAGTGATTATGTCCCACAATGGTACCTGGATATGATGACCTGGAGAATTTAATATGACCGATAACCCCGGCGACAAGCGGCAGCGGTATAACCCGAATTTTATACGCGACCTGGCGCGCAAGATGGCGGATCCAAAGCGCGTATCGTATCAAATAAAGGAAAAGCCAATTGATATACCTTATTGGTCTCCGTATTACAGACCGCCAACAGGGGACTATACCAGCGCAACAGGCAGACCCTATTGGAGCAACCCGCAGCGGATTGCCAGGGCGAAGATGATTGCTGATGCCATGCCACCGGGCTATGAAATGCCAACGTGGATGCCGGACCGTGACACGCTTGATGTTGCTTTTGATTATCTTGCGACTACCAACGTTGGGAAGCCCTGGTATGAGTGGACGGATGACCTGGCTGATGATGATCCCTTGATGGGGATTGTGGCAGGATTGCCAGCACCGGAGGGACATGGACAGGTAGTGCCATCCGTGCGCCAGGTGATGACCGAGTATGGGATTACTTATGACGACATGACCCGCCTGGGCGTGACCGAAGAAGATTTACTGGACGCATACCGCTATGATATGGGCGTACAGCAGGCGAACCAGGAAGCGGCAGCGCAAGGCGGAGAGATTGGCACGGATGAATGGGACCGGCTTTATGATGAGCTGCTAACCAAATATGATAATGATGTGCTGATCCAATGGGCGCGCACCAATGGGCTTGACCCCCGTGAAGTCGAGAAGATGAAGCAGAATAAATCCCTATGGTGGCAGGCACCCGCAACCGCCTTGTTTAGAACAAAGGGCGGGCAGATGGGGCAGCAGGCTATCAACCTTGCCATCGGTGGTGCCGGTGTAAGTTCTGTTTTAGGCATGGGACCTATCCCCGGCATGGTTGCCGGTGGTGCAGCCGGTTCCTGGATGGGGCAGATTGCATGGGACGAACAGCAGCGCATGGCAGAACAAGGGGACGCTTACACACCATCGGCAGGATATAAATTGCTGATGGTATTGAACGCTGCATTTGAGGGATTGGAGATCGGTATCACCATCCCGCAGTTATGGAGCGCATTGATTGAACGCAACCGGGCGCAATCGGTTGCGGAAGGTAAAGACCCGGCGAGCATGGACAACGTGACCAATGCGGCTGCCGAGCTTGCCGAAATGATTTATGATTGGGATTGGGACGCAATCAAGGCAACCGGTATCCTGTATTATTCATCCCTACCACAAACCGTAGCATACCAACAGGCATGGGGCGAGTATGCCAGAGGTGGGTACCAGGGGGAAGCACCATCAGTAGAGTTCAAGAGATACCAGCTGGGAACAGGCGACCCGGAGACAATCCAGATCAACCAATTGCCAATCCTATCAGCGTACCAGGATGTAAAAGAGTTGATAGCTCAGGGCTATACGCCCAGGGAAGCGGCGGACATTACCCGCACCCGGTTTGGGTTTGGTGGGGAAATGACAGACCTGGTAGCCGGATACTTGCTTGACCCGCTTGACCTGATTGGACCGCTTGCAAAGGGGATCGGCATTGACATTGCCGATGCCAGCGGTAACGCAACCCTGGCACATGCTTTCAATGTGTCAAGTGGACCGGTGGAAGCCTTGCGCAATTATGGCGCATTGCTGCGGACAGGTGCAGGCACGGACGCCCGCACCAGAATTGAGTTGGGTAATGCGGATTGGATGACCCGTTATCTTGCAGGTGTGGACAAACAAGGCAACCTGTTACCCGTGCGTAAGTTCAAGCTGGCAGACCCCCGCACCTGGTTTGCCCTACGCCCGGCAGCCATAGCAAACGAAGTGTTATCTACCAACGTAACTAACTTAAGCTATGTCTTGATGCAGAAAAAGACAGTAGAGGACATGAACGGCGCAATCAGAGGGATTGCAGGGATCAGCCCGGAGCAGGCGGCACGGATTACAGAGGACATGCCCTGGCTTCAGGCACCGATTGGCGGCACATTGCCCGGCGCGCTGCGTGACTTTGGCAGGACGCTTGACACAATGGAAGCAGCCTGGAACGCCAACACCCCCAATCGCAATCTAATCCTACGCATGGCAAAGGATTTGGACATGACCCCAGGCGAGTTCCTTGCGCAGTATTACCGCCAGGGGGAAGCCTTATTCCAACGCTGGGCGGACAACCTGCAAGGCAAGCCAAACAGTGAAAGTTTATTGGCAGGTATCCAGGATGGCAGCCTATCCTATCAGCGCGTAAAAACCCTGGTAGATGGGTTTATGAAAGACACCCCGCTAACAGCGGATGATTACCGGGCGCATTTGCTGGGCGCATTGACTAGCCATGTGGACAAGTGGGCGGCAGACTTTTACCAGGTGAAACCGGACCCGGCGTGGCAGCAGTTTAGCCATGCCATCAAGAGTACACAAAGTCTGTTACTCTTGGGCTTGAACCCAACCTATGCAATCAATAACGTGATCAACAACCGGATCACTATGGCATGGGGTATGGTGCTTGGCTTGCGTGGGAAGAAACAGATCAACGATTTTTGGCAACGGTTTGAAGTGCAACCCGCCAGGCTGCGCGCTGCCATTGGTGGAGCTGCTGGGTTTGATGACGCCAACACCGGCGCAGCCATCCGAGGGGCAGGGCAGGCACATGGATTGCTGGCAGAATACGTGAGACTTTACCAGGAAAACCGCTTACTAGGCAAGATGCAGGTTGTTACACGATTGGCGCAGGCAGAGGAAAGGGGAGCAAGTGCGCAAGCGTACACAGCCGGGACCCAACGAGCATGGCGCAGGTTATGGAAGCGTGGGCGTGGGTATGATGTAATGCCCCATGAATTGGAGAACGCACTACGGGCAATTGACCCCAGCCTACCGGCATTGATTTACGCTGGCATTGACGGAACGATGAACCTGGACGAGCTTAATGCCCTGTTATGGGAAGGTGTACAGGTACGAACCCTTGACCGGGTATTACCGGACGCAGCCGCATACCTACGGCGGGCGGGAATTGACATGGATGAAGCAGGTATCCGGGAAGCATTGGAGCATACCGGCGTATATAGCTATCTACAAACCGCATTGAACGAAGCACGAACACCAGAGCAGGCAGCCCATGTGTTGAGGGAAACCAGGAGCATGGTTGCAGATTGGGTGGATCAGCAGTTTATACAGCACCGCCACGAAGTAGCCCGGCGAGCCGTTGAGGTGGCGCAGGCGGAAGGTGTTGCCGGTGTCCTGGACGTGTTTGACCAGTTGTATTGGGACCTGGACGATTTTTGGATCAGGCATTATGAGGATTGGGAAAAGGTACACCAGACCGCAGCGAGCAAAGACCGGCAGGAACGGCGCAGATTATTCAGGCAGCAGCGGGCAAACAGCCGGGCGGAATGGGCGCGCATGAACGACATGGAAGATGCCACCTTGCGCGGGACGTTGGAAGGGCTTGGCGCAGATGACACGGACATTACCTACATTGACACAAGCCTTATGCAGCGGCGGCACGTATGGAATGAATTTTTTGACGAGCTTAACAGGATGCAGGATGAGTATTTTGATACCGACTTTGGCAATGACCGAACAGCAGCGTCAAACGCATGGGCGGAGGTACAGTCAAGGCTTGACGATTTGTATGTGAGGGCTTTGGCTGCGGAAGATGCAATCCAGGTGGACATTGACAATGTGTTTGCCCGGTTGTTGGAACGCCAGGGGCAGAGTGTTGAAGCTGGGTTGGCATGGCGCAGGGGCGTGAGAGCAGCCCGGAGCCGCATGGGTAAGGCTATGCGAGAACACCGCCAGGCTATGTTACAGATACCACCGGATGAAAAGCTAATTGCATGGCGGCAGTTTATCCAGGCGGAATACAAACCGCTGATCCACGAGCTGCGCACCGCCAACCTGGAGGATGCACGGCGGATGTATGGCGTGAATATGCCGGCAGGCACCAGGGAACGCGCGCCACTCATTGAGCGGAAAACCATTCAGCAATTGTGGGATGAAGTGTTGGTACCCGCTGGGATTGCCGGGCGCAATGAATGGATGGCAATCCTGCCATCATTGAATGGAGCCAGGGGCGATGGTGTTGCCCCATTTACGGAAATGGATATTTACACCACCCCAACCCTGGACAGATGGAACCAGATTGTAGATTCATTGAACCGGTTTGGCGAGCAGGGCAGGCAGAACACCCCACCGCCAGAACCACCACCGGCACCGAGAACGGAACGGCGCAGACCAGAGAACGCAGCCACCCGGCGGGTGTGGGATGCCATGACGGATGATGAGCGGTACTATGTGACCCACCATGACCAGCGCACCGGGATACCCAACGGGCGGGCTTTCCTGGAAGCAGTGTTGGACACCGACAAGAACGCCACCCTACCAGTGGTGGTATATGTGGACGGGCGCGGGCTTAAGTGGTGGAATGAGGGGGATGGAGATCAGCGCATACCCCACGAGGCAGGGGATAGGGTGATTGATGCGATTGCCGTTGCCATCCGGGATGAGACACCGGAGGGATACCGGCTGCATGACAGTGGTGATGAATTTGTAATGAGGTTTGCCACCCAGGAAGAAGCGGAGGCAGCCATAGCCAGAGTGCGGGAACGGATCAGGAACAGTGTAATTGAAGTGCAGTACACGGACGGAACCACCCGCTATTATAGGGGCGCAGACATAGCCTATGGAATAGGAGAGGCGGATTATGCAAACATTGGACGACCAGAAACCATCTACCGGGCAGCCGACACAGACCGAGCAGCCCGCAGAGAAGCAGGACCAACCGAGCGCAGAGGCGAAAAGCCAGCCGGTGTCGAAGAAGTCACCCAGCCGGACAGTGAAAGCTATACGGATTTGGATGCCGAAGCAGGGGCAAATGAAACCATTACCCCCAGCGGAGAGGACATTATCTACCGAATCGCAAGCACCTACGGGCTTTACTCAATCAACAACGACCTTACCCCCGTCAGAGGATTTACCCGGCATGTCTTAAATATCGTGCAGAAGTACGGCGGCGAGGCTGGCAAAGCCATCAAGAGTTGGGATGAGTTGATTGCATACGTAGACCAGCACGGCACCGCTATTCTGCGCCAGGCATTTGAAACACGCAGGCGGGCAAAGGAAGGGCAGGGCAACCTACCGGAACAGCCGGAACTTGTCCAAACAGCAGTAAGACGGTTCCAGGCACGGCAGGCGATTGGCAAGATATGGAGCGAGCAGCAGGGTGATTGGATTGCAAAGCCAGACCCGGAAACCATGCGCACCTTGTTTGTAGAGGATTTGTACAATGCTTTCAATGATGGCAGCCAGGACCCACAGGTAATCCGTGACCAGGTTGATGCAAGCGTGACCTTGATGGATGCTCATGCCGCAGTATGGGCGCGGCTGAATGGCAGGCAGGTTGTTGATTGGTGGAATGAGCAATTAGCGGGCTTTATGTCAAAAGATAATGCCATGCAATTGCTGAACGCAGAGCAGGCGAGTGATGCACTCCAGAGCAATGCCGGTGCATTTGCATACCGACTGGAAGATGGACGCATTTTGATTGCTGCCCTGGAAAGACCGGACGCCAGCACCATACCCCACGAGCTTGCGCATTTGTTTGTACAAGACCTGCCAGCGGAGGACGTGAGCCAATACACCCGGTGGCTGATGGATGAATACGGCGTGGAAGCCAGGTGGGATGGAGCAAGAAAGCGGTTTGTTACTGACCGGACGGACAACGTACCCGGTCCGCTTGGCAGCCCCATGCCAGCTGATGAGTTTGTGAATGAAATGTTTGCCGTTGGGTTTGAAAAATACCTGGCGGAAGGGAAGGCACCGAGCGCAGGACTGCGCGGTGTATTCCAAAAATTCAAGGCATGGTTGTTGCAGATATACCGCAACCTGAATACCGGTAAAATGCGGCGGATCAAATTGAGTGATACCATGCGGGATGTGTACGCCCGGATGCTTGCCACCGGTGATGACCTGCCACAGAAGCCAGCCTACTGGCACAATGCCCCAACATCCCCCACCTTTGCCCTGGGCGCAGACCCAAACAACCGGTATGACTTCAATTTGAGAGTAGTAAGCCTGGATGATTTGATTGCCAGCCACACGGACACGCTTGCAGAGAACCCGGACTTCCCGGCAGAGCTGCAACCGAGACAGCGGGACCGGGCAGCGAGCGAAGTCCAAATAAACAACATCATTGCACAGTTTGTACCAGATGATTTGCTGATAGATTTTCACGTCCTGGAACGTGGACCCATGATTATTGGCAGTGATCTAATTGTGGAAAGCGGAAATGGCAGGGCAATCGCATTAAGAAAAATGCAGAGCAGCCACCCGGCGAAGTGGTATGCATACCAGACCGCATTAGCAAGACGGGTGCAGGAGTTGGGATTATCTACGGAAGGGATACCTAACCCGGTGTTGGTGCGGGAACGTGCCAGCACAGTGAATAGAGTTGAATTTGCAAACGAAGCAAACAACCAATCCACCATGACCGCCAGCGCGCTGGAAGTGGCAAGGAATGACGCCAGGCTTGTTACGGATGAGGCATTGATTAACCTTGTCATACAACCTGACCAGAACATAGACCAGGCAATCAGGTCGCGCGAGAATGTTCAGTTTGTAAAGGACTTTGTTGCCGATCTGCCAAAGAACCAACAATCAACCATCATGGCAGCGGGCGGGGAATTATCGGCAGAGGGCTTACAGCGTATCAAGAACGCTATTATTGCGCGGGTATTCACCGGAGAAGCAGGGGAGCGGATTACCAGGGTATTCCTGGAAAGCCCGGAAGTGGAGATTAAGAATATCCAGAACGCAGTATATGGCGCATTGCCAGCACTTGCCCGGATGGATGGACAGTTGAAACTTGGCACCCGTGATGCTGACCTGGCAATTACCAATGACCTGGCAGCGGCGGTGGATATGTACGCCCGCTTGCGAGCGCAGGGAACGAGCGTGAAGAATTACTTACAGAATATCGGTTTGTTTGAAACAGAGCTGACCGAATTTCAAAGGATGTTGCTGCGATACCTGGACGCCAACGCCAGAAGCACGAACCGGATACGCAACCTGATTACAGGGTATGCAGAACTGGTAATGATGCAGCCGGACCCAAACCAAATGGACTTATTTGGGGATGTACGATTGACAAAAGGTGAATTACTGGACGTTGCAGCCCGCAAGCTGGGGACTGACACCGAGTTTGCCAGCGCGGAAGATGCAGCACCGGTGCCGGGCGGCGGTGGAATCAAGGTGACGAAAGACATCACCGGCAATGAACCGAGCATAGTACCAGAGACGCCACGAATAACGATCCCTGATACCAGGATGGATGATGAGCAGCTTGCGAACTACGCCAGGGCATTGGTGCGCCAGGGGGATGAAGCAATCCGGTTGGCATTATCGGACGAAGGGGACGAGGGTAAAGCCCGCTTACAGGCAGCCATTGACAAGGAACGTGGTACCCAGGAGCCAGCGCAAGCAGGCAACCAGGCTGATACGGGAATTGAGGAAGCAAAATCTTATATCGGACAGTTTAGAAAATTACCCGGTGGTAGAGTTGGGCGGATCGTGGGTGTGCTTATAAAAGACGGTGCGCATACCGGTTATGTGCTTTCGTTATCCGATGGTACGTTCAGACCCTACCGGGACATGAAAACAACCGCTTTTATTGGGGACGATGTAAATAACATTAAGCAAGTTGCCACACCAGGAAACGCAAACAAATTCCCGGATAGGCTAACAGATAGAAGCATTATTCCAGATGGATACAGCTACGAAGAAGCTGCGCCAATTGATCCTGGAGCGGAGTCATTAATAACGCTTGGGTGGTCAAGATTAGTACATAAGGGAGAGGTTCGGAAAGCACTAGAAGCGGGAGAGGATGTACCACCGGAAGTATTGGCGGATTACCCGGCCCTTGACCCAGCGCACAGACTGGCACGGGGCGAGGAAGTGACGCTTGATGAAGCTGCAACCGTGACGCCTGAGCGGGCAGAGGCGGCGCCAGAGGTTGCGCCGGCACAGAAGAAGCAGCCCTGGCAAATGACCGAAACAGAATATGTGCGGAGTAAATTCAAGCCCGGTGTCAATGAACCGTTTGATCTGGGGCGCGAGCACAACCGATTATTGCAAGAGGCTATACAGCGCGGTGAGAACGTTCCACAAGAGGTAATTGAAAGCACTTCTCAGCGTAAGCTTGACCGGGCGCAAGAGCAAAGAGACGCAGAGGCGGCTGAACGGAGGAAACCGAGAACGCTATCCAGTTACGAGAAATGGAAACGATCACGGTTCATGGATCAGTTTGCTGATTTGCGATCCCGAATTGCAGGATTGCCGCTGGCTGAAAAAGAAACGGCAGTATCAAACTTTGGACGAATGGTTATCGAAACAGCCCAGGCTGAAGGTGTTGAAGTGCCAG